ACCCAGAAACAGCATCAAATAATACTATATCATTATCTAATAAACCATGGTTAGAAGAAACAGTTACTGTGACTGTTGGTGACCCTGCTGTACTTGTAAAATTTGCTCCAGTAATTGTAGTTCTTATAGGGTGGATATCATAGAATTGACCGTCCGAAAAAACATAAAGAATTCTATTAGTGCCAATTGCAGAATATTTTATACCCACATTATTATCCCAATTATGTATGGCTCTTGCGGCACCGGTTAGTTTCTCTGTACCTAATTGTTCCCAACCACCTATTTTTTCTGGTGAGCCGTATCTAAAACGCACATTATCACCATCAAACCACTGACCTTCAGCGCCTGTTTCGGTAACTTGTTTATTAAATCCTGGGACAAAACCTAATTTTTGTAGCATATAAAAACCTGTTGAAATTCTTTAATAAACCTTATATAGTAATATATAGATAATGAAAGAGAGAAAATGATAAGTACGTATAACCTATTTGCAGTCCCATTAACTCATGGAAAATTACCTCTACAGCCTCTTTTACACAAACAAATAATTTCTTTTGTTGAAGATAACTATACCGAAAAAGACTTAATTTCTTGTAAAAAAGGATTTCAATTTCATGAAAATTTTGAAGGAAAAAAAGAAATGGATCAAATTTTAAATAAATTTTTAACAAACACTTGTAATTCGTACATACTAAATAGTTGGTTAAATATCTTAGGAAACTATTCTTATAATACACCACATAGTCATATAGGAGATGGTATCGGCCTTTCGGGAGTATTTTATTTATCTAATGATAACAATAATATAAATTTTACAAAAGATGGACATGTTTTTAGCTTAGAACCAAAACTTTTTGATATTTTAATTTTCCCTTATAATTTGGTACATTATGTTTTACCAGAAAAAAGAAAAATTAAAAGAATTTGTCATGCTTTTAATTTAGTAAAGATAGATAGTTTAAAAGAAAAAAAATAATAGAAAATTATGGATCATTTAGAAGCGGTTGTTGAAATAAAAAACGTAGTATCTCCTGAGTTTATGGATAAAATTATACCTCTAATAAATAAAAAAGCCACGAAACAATTACCAATTTCATCTGGTGTAGATAAAAATATAAGAAATGTTAAAGGCTATCCTTTAAATTATTTAACTCCAACCGATACATTTTATTGGAACTTTATAAAAAAAGAAGTTGAAAAATTATTTATTTTTTATACAAGTAAATTTCCTCAAATAATGAAAAACCATATAATTAATCAAATAGATTTATTAAAATATTTACCTGGTGGAAAATATGAAATACACACAGACCATCACCCTACTTCAGCCAGAAATTTAAGTATTATTATTAATTTAAATAATGAATACGAGGGTGGAGATTTAATTTTTACAGACCAGAAAAATAAAGAAATTAAAAGATTAAAACTTAGTAAAGGTTCAATTGTATTTTTTCCAAGTAATTTCATGTACCCGCATAAAATTCAACCTATTACGAAAGGAACAAGGTATAGTATAGTTGCATGGCTACAGTAGATCATAAATTAATAAAAAAGGAAGGTATTATATGAAAGAAAAAACAGTAAGTATAAATAATTTTATTGGAATATATGATAGTTATATTACCAAAGAAGAATGTAATAAAGCCATTAAATTATATGAAGATCAGAATAAATTTAATAACACAATAAATAGAATTGGTTTTGAACAATCATCAATACTACAAAAACAAGATCAACAATATTTTGCGGGAGCTGATAATGTGGATGTTTGGTGGGAATCATTAAAACCTATGATGCTTAATTTTGATATGGCTTGGAATCATTATGTTAAAAATACAGGAGCCGATGAGGCGTATGGATCTGCCTTTAATTTTTCATGTTTAAAAATACAAAAAACTTTACCTACAGAAGGTTATCATGTTTGGCATATCGAACATGGAAAAGGGTTTGATAATGAATCACGTGCTTTTGTTTTTAGTGTCTACCTAAATGATGTTGAAGATGGGGGAGAAACAGAATTTTTACATTTTTCAAAAAGAGTAAAACCTAAAACAGGAAGAATAGTTATTTGGCCTGCTGCATTTCCTTATTTACATAGAGGTAATCCACCTTTATCTGGTGAAAAATATATTTTAACATCTTGGATGATGTTAAAGTGAAATCTTTTGATCCTTTTAAATACCAAAATTATTTTCACACTTATGAATTAAAATTTAATGAAGCAGAAATAAAACAAATCACTGTTTTATTAAAAAAAGAAAAAACAGGCCAACCGAAAACTACGTATGATCGTTTTAATATATTAAATTTTCCTTTGTTAAAAAATATACGAGCTAAAATAATAGATATTTTAGAAGAAAAAAATTTATCATTGGGAAATAACTGGGCTCAGTTATATAATAAAAAGGACAAACACAATGTGCATATTCATGCACAATCTGATTATTCTGGAATAATTTATTTAAATCCTAATAAACCAAGCCCTACTATTTTTTACAGTAAAAATTTTGAAAGATATGTCCATAAAGGTATAAAAAATACTTTGCTATTATTTCCTTCTCATATTCCACATGAAGTGGAATCTTTAAATAAAGATGAAGAAAGATTGATAATTTCTTTTAATACTATTAGAAACTTTTATTACTATGAAGTATAAGAAGTAGGTCTAGCGCCTAATCTAGTAATTTTTTCAGCTTCAGTTTCTGTAGAATTGTTATCTTCATCTACTTCATTATTATTATCCCAATTAGATTGTAATTGAGTTAAGTGTGCTGAATCCCATCTAGATGAAAATTGACTAATGTCTCCAATATTAGCATCTGCAAACGATGAGTGAGGTGTTGAATCTCTGTGTTCTACTTCATCAGAAGTAATAGATGTTCCATGTTGAATGGCCCAAACATTTGAGAATTTAGGGTCAGACCAAAAAGAATCATCAGATATAATGTACGAAGTATTTGCTGCGTCACCACTTTGTTTAGTGATTATTTTGTCTTCAAATATTATTGTCCAATTTGCGTTTGTTGCCATTTTTTCTCCTAAGTTTTTATAATATAAATTAAAGCTATATAAGGTTGTATAATTGCAGCATTAACTGCGCTTCCTGAAAAAGTTGCACTCATGTTGTGAGAGTGACCATTACCCGATCCCGCATTTCCAGTATTTCCAGAACTAAAGTTTTTACCTGGATTTGCAGCGTTGTTCATTGGAGAGGAACCTTGTACATTACCACCACCAGAGTGATCGTGACTAGCAAGTTGTGATTCTGATAAAGATGCATTAGCTGTTGAACCACCAACGTTTCCCGTAGCTGTAATAGCAACAGTATTTGCTCCACCAGTTGAAGCTAGAGCTTTGTTATTAGATTTTCCAACCGGTACGTTATCTGCTAAATTAGGTAAATTAAAAGTACTTGAACCATCACCGGCACCATAAGTAGTGCCTACGATTGCAAATAAAGCTGAATAAGTTGATCTTGAAACTGCTGCACCGGCACATTCTAAAAATCCTGTAGGCAGTGATGAAGCTGACCAAGGTAGAATTGTACCAGTAGCCGTACCTTCAATGCCTGTAAGGTCTGATCCATTAAAATTATATTTAGTTGCTTCGTAATTTGCCATAATATTATTTCTCCGTATATGTCCAACCTACATTTGCACCAGAGTAAACTAATCCAAATGCTGCACCCTCAGTATTAACTACTAGGTCTGCTGTTGCATTTGCTATTTTAGAACTATTTCTTCCAACAGTCAATGCGTTGGTATCGAAAGTGTACCTTGAATCTACAAAATTTACTTGAGCACCTACAGCGGGTGATGCAGGAAGAGTTATTGTAACTGCTCCTCCACTTGTATCTACAAAAATTCTATCTTGATCTACTGCTGTATAGGATCCTGTTTTAGTAAGCCAATCGTTGGGTGCGTAATTAGAAAATGGAACTTCGTAAACACCTGTGTTAGTTGCAACACCATCTAACCAAATAATTTTCCATCCTTTATCATCAGTTGCCCAAGTAACTGTTGCACCTGAACCGGAAACTGCTTTAAGCTGTAATGTTTCTGCACCAGTAGTGCTATTTTTAATAAAATAAAAATTTTCTGTAAGAAGAGGGAATGTTAAAATTCTTGATCCTGTAAGAGCACCTGTTAATTCTATAACTCTGTGTTGAGCAGTACCTGTTAAAGCACCTTCTGCTATTGATAAAGCTGTAGTTCCTGATCCTGCAACTGCTAGAGATAAATACCCACCTGTAAGTTGTTCTACAAGACTTAAATTTGCGTTAGTTTTTGTTCCCCAAGTACCGGCGTTTTCACCAGTTGCCATTAACTCTAAACCAAGATCTGTGTACGTTGATGCCATAATTTTGTTCTCCTAAGCTACGTGTGTTACATCTGTATACGATGTTTCGCCCACAACGTCAACATCTGAATAATTAGTATTTCCTACAATATTAACATTTTGGAAACCTATTATAATAATCTCTCCTACACTGGATGTTGCCTGTTGTCCTTCTAAACCAACCGTCATTTCGGTAGGTGTTATTGAACCAACAGCAGATGTTATTGAGACCCCGGTTAATGGAACTCCTATTTCAGTTAATAAAGAACCTACACTAGATGTAGCGCTTACTCCAGCAGGTTGAACTACTTGTGTTTCAGTAACTTCTACTGCTCCTACACTAGATGTTGAACTAACACCGGTTAATCCCATTACATCTGCAGGACTTAAAGAACCTACAGAGGATGTTGAACTAACACCGGTTAAATTAACTCCTATTTCAGTTGATAAAGAACCTACACTAGATGTAGAACTAACACCTGTTAATCCCATTACATCCGCAGGATTTAAAGCACCCACAGAAGATGTTGAATTTACACCGGTTAAATTAACTCCT